TTTTAGTCGCCTCCGCAATGGTGCTTCATCAATGAAAATCCCGGGAATTAACCGGTAACGTCTGAATCAGATGGCTCAAATCCGACAGCCTTCCTGCCATCACGTGAACAATATCGCCTTCTCTTTCCAGGATCCCTTTCACATGTAACAACCGGGCCGTTATCAACGGCTTGCGCTGCCGCCGTGCGGTTTCCAGCCAGACCACCACGTTTACGTTTCCAGTTTCATCTTCCAGGGTAACGAAGGTGACGCCGGAGGCGGAGCCGGGGCGTTGGCGGCCTGTGACAAGGCCAGCAACCTGAACCGGTCGGCCAGGCTGGATATTCTTGAGTTGTTCCGCGCTGAGACAGAACTTCAGGTGCCCCTGTTCCCGGAGCAGGGCCAGGGGATGGCGCTGCAGGGTCAGGCCCTGGCTGGCGTAGTCGGCCAGTACGTTCTGGCCTTCCGTGGGTTCGGGCAACTGGTAACAGTGTTCTGGCTGGTAATGAGCCGCTGTCTCTTTGGCAAAGAGCTCCGCGGGCTGTTCGTGCTCAAGCAGTTGCCAGTAAGCCTGATGGCGATTAGTGGTAAACGCTGGCATGGCGTTCGCGCCTGCGAGCAGTTCCATGTCGCGTTGGTTCAGGCCGGCCAGGTGACGTAGTTCGGCGGTGGACCGGTAACCTTCAGCCGGGCGATTGTTGTAAAGGCGCTCGGCGCCGCTGGCAGAGAGGCCCTGTATGAGCCTGAGCCCCAGACGCAAATGACGATTGGGCGGCTCCAGGGTGTGATTCCATTGGCTGTGATTTACATCCGGGGGTAGCACGGTGACGTCATGACGACGGGCGTCCTGGACCAGTTGGGACGGTGAGTAGAATCCCATGGGTTGGCTGTTGAGCAGGGCGCAGTAGAAAGCGGCTGGGTAGTGGCGTTTAATCCAGGAGGACACATACACCAGCAGCGCAAAACTGGCGGCGTGGGATTCCGGAAAGCCGTAACCGCCGAACCCGCAGATCTGTAGGTATAACCGTTCGGCGAAATCGGCATCGTGGCCCCGTTCCAGCATGCCGTTGATCAACTTGTCCCGAAATGGCGTCAGGTCGCCGTGGGACTTCCAGGCAGCCATCGCACGGCGGAGCTGGTCGGCTTCACCGGCAGAGAAGCCAGCGGCCACCATGGCCAGCTTGATCACCTGCTCCTGGAAAATAGGCACACCCAGAGTGCGCTCCAGAACGTTCCGTACAGCGTCGTTGGGATAGTCCACTGGCTCCAGGCCATGCTTGCGACGCAGATAAGGGTGAACCATGTCACCCTGGATAGGGCCGGGGCGAACAATGGCCACCTCGATCACCAGATCGTAGTACTTTTCCGGTTTCAGACGCGGCAACATGTTGATCTGGGCACGGGATTCCACCTGGAAAACACCGATGCTGTCGCCTTTTTGCAACATGGCATAGGTGGCGGGATCTTCCAGGGGAATATCCTGCATGGAAAAAGGAGCACCCTTTTCCTCACTGATCAGGTCCAGGGCCTTGCGGATGGCCGTGAGCATGCCCAGGGCAAGCACGTCCACTTTCATCAGGCCCAGGCTTTCCAGATCGTCCTTGTCCCACTGTATGACGGTACGGTCCGCCATGGCCGCGTTCTCCACTGGTACCAATTCGGCCAATGGTCCGGCACTGATGACAAAACCACCAACATGCTGGGATAGGTGGCGAGGGAAGCCCAACAGGATATTCACCAGGGTAAAGAACTGGTCGGCCACTTTCGGGTTGCGGGTGAGGTGTTTGTCGAGAATCTGCTGGCGCCAGTTGCTGGCCTTGTCCCGCCAATCGATGCCTTCCAAAAGCTGTTCCACCATGGCGGGATCAAAACCCAGGGCTTTGCCCACATCCCGGATGGCGCTGCGCGGCCGGTAGCGGATCACCGTGGCGGCCAGGGCTGCGCGTTCCCGGCTGTAACGCCGGTAGATGTACTGGATAACATCTTCCCGCCGTTCATGCTCGAAATCCACATCAATATCGGGTGGTTCTCCACGATCCTTGGAGATGAAGCGCTCGAACAGCAACTCCACGCGAGCCGGGTTGACCTCGGTGATGCCCAGGCAGTAGCACACGGCAGAGTTGGCAGCCGACCCGCGGCCCTGGCACAGAATGCCTTTGCTGCGGGCGAAGGCGACAATATCCTGGATAGTGAGGAAGTAGTGCTCGTACTTCATCTCTGATATCAGGCCTAGTTCCTTGCGTATCAGCCTCTGAACGCTTTGTGGCGTGCCGTTTGGGTATCGCCGGCGTTCACCGTCGTGGGTCAGTTGTTTCAGGTAGGCCGCTGGCGATGTTCCGGCCGGCACCAGATCCGGTGGGTATTCGTACCGCAAGCTACCCGGTTCGAAAGTACATTGCTCAGCAATTACCAGGGTTTCCCTGAGCCAGGCTTCCGGAAACAGGCGATCAAGAACCGGTAATGGTCGAAGGTAGCGCTCCCCATTCTGGAACAGGCAATGGCCGGCGTTCTCCAGGTTGGTGTGGTTGCGCAGGGCTGTGAGCACATCCTGCAACGGTTGCCGCTCGCGGCTGTGCATATGCACCTCTCCGGTGGCGGCTATCGGACAACGCAGGTGGTCTGCCAGCCAGCGTGCCCGGGCCAGTTGCTGCTCCTCTCCAGATTCAAGAGTGCGGGCTGCGGCTATCCAGAGATTCGGCTCAAACAGGCGCTGAAGCCACTCACCACAGGCCAGGGCCTGGTCTGCATCTGCAACAGTGGGTGAGGGTGGCAGCCACAGGCACACACAATCGTCCAGGGAATGGGTCTCGATATCCCGGAAGAATAACCGGTACTGGCCTTTCTCCGCTTGCCGTCGGCCAGTGGTGATCAACTGGCAAAGCTGACCATAACCCTTACGGGTGCGGGCCAGCAGGATGAAGCGGGGAGTAACCGCTCCGGGTGGGGCATCGTCAAGTTCAAACCAGCTGCCGGTGATCAGCTTTACCGGGCTGTCTTTCAGTGCGGCCCAGGCCCGAGGAATGCCAGCCACTGAGCAGGCATCTGTGATGGCCAGTGCAGAGTAGCCCAGCTCCAGTGCTTGCTCGGCCAGTTCATGGGGATGTGAGGCCCCGGTCAGGAAGGTGAAATTGCTGAAGCAGAAGAGTTCGGCATAGCTGAAGTTGTCCATCAGCCAAACCAGCCATGCACAAACCAGCCATCCCGCACATCCCGGAACACCCAGGCAAGCTGGCCGGTGGACAGCTCGGCAATGTAATAATCCCGGTGAACCCGCTGGCCATCCCACCAACCTCCACTGATCCGTTCCGGGCCCGAAAACCACATGGTCGGAGCTTCGGCCAGCGGTTGTGGCCCTTTGAGTAACCATAAAGGACGACGGGGTAACTGGTCGGGAGAAGGAAGGCGGCTATGATTTTTCCGCTGCACTTCGGAGGCCGACCAGGCCCGTTCGGGCCGGTGATCCGCCTGCGGCGATAACTGCCGTAATGAATGTCCGCCAAGCCGTGCCTGCAGACGGCTGATCAGGGTGTGCCAGGCTTCGTTCAGATCCTGCGTTTCACCCAGAAGATCCTGGCCAGAGGCCGCTTCCCGCCCCAGGAAGCGTTTAACGGACAGCACTAATGAGACCACCGGAGCCCTTAACGGGTGCTGCTCAAATCGTAGGTGGATAAGATTCAGAAATGCTTCGGTCCGATGCTCGGGGCCGGAGGTGCGAACCCGAATGCGGGTAGGCTCCTCATGCCGGTGCTGCAGGACCAGCAGCAGGCTGTCGGTATCCTGCTGTCGCCAGCACAGGTCTTCCTCGAGTTCTGACAGAATGCGCTGCAGGGGGAACAGCAGGCCCTGGGACTGCTCAATCTCCTGCACAAAATCCGCCTGCTGGCGAAAGGTGTGGGGCGGTTGCCAGGGTGTTTGTGGGTCCGCGCGGTTACCCTGGATTTTCTGCACATACGCGAGGGTTTCCGGCGACAGACGGCGGGCCAGTTCACTGGCAGGCAGTGCGAAGACCTCATCCAGGGTGTTCAGGCCGAGCCGTTGCAGACGGGTACAGGTTTTGTCATCGAACTCTGCCGTCAGCAGGGGCATCTGCCCCAGTGTACGCAGGATATGGCCTTTGTCCGCCGTGCATTCGCCCTTGCCTGCCCGGGCAATCAGTCGGGCGGCCAGTGGTGTGTGGCCGATGGCTGTCCAGGCGTTAAGCTGGCGCTCCTCCAACCCCTGTTCCACCGTTTGCCAGACGGCTGCCAGCCCACCGTAAAGCCGCTGCAGGCTGCCCACTTCCGCCAACAGGCCATTCGGGGGTACCAATACGATATGAGCCGCGTACCGGTATAGCCAGCGCGCCTGGTCTTCCAGTATCCGGGCTTCCTGTTGGTGGTCCGCCCTGAGCATACGCAGCTTCGGAACCAGGCTGATAGCGGTTTTCAGGCGCATGCCAGCGCGTACTCCCTGGGCATAAGCTTCCGGGCAGGCCTGGATAATCTTCTGGCCGGAGCCTTCCACAACAGCCAGCGCCCCCTGGTTTTCGCGGGAGCGGCGAATATGGTCCAGCAACAGGTGAGGAAAATGCAGGTACAGCCAGAGCATGATACGCCTTACCCGGTCTTGCCGGCCCAGGGACCCTGGACCACCCGGGGGGCTTCCCGGAAGGCCAGATCCGCCCGGTGAGCCATGGCTACGGAGCAACATTGGCCGGGCCAACTGCCGCGACGTTTCAGAACATTGACCTTGAGCGCCTGTTGACTTCCTGCCGTCAGATCCAGGCGTAGCGCCGCCGGGGAGTTCTGTTCGGCATGACGCCGTTCGCGGAACAGCACGCACACATTGCTGCCGGCCTCCGAAGCCAGTTGCAAGCGCCGTATGTCACGGGCAGCCAGTTTTCCGGGCCAGGCCATCACCAGGCCGGTGACCGGTGAACGCAGGCAGTTTTCCAGTGTCCACAGGAAGTCGCCATCGTCTTCGGTGTTGATCAGTATGACCTGATCCAGATTGACCCCTTCGCGGGCCAGGGCAGGGGCGTAGGGTGTATGGGGAGGGTTCAGCCAGAAGACGGTCTTACCTGCCTGAGAAAGCCGTTGCATCAGGGGTAGCAGCAGGTGCAGCTCACCAATGCCGGGCTCATCCAGCAGGCACTCACTCAACGCCCCACGGGGCCAGCCGACACCGCCGAGCTGGTTGTCCAGCACCTGGTAACCGCTTGGCTCCGTTGGCCGACCAGTGCGGGTATGGTGCTGACCCTGCCACACACGGTCGTCCTGCATCAGCGTATTCAGAATCTCGCTCATGGAAAGTTCTCTATATACTGTTTAAATATACAGTATTCTGAAAAAGACAGGATTTCAAGCAGTGGGTTGATAATGTGGCGGAACGAATGTAGCGCGCCAAAAGACGTGATACCGAGGAACAAAATAAATAAGACAGGGCTGGCCGTAAAAAATCAGAGGGCACACCATAAATTACAGGGCTCCGATTTAGAAGGTTATTGTATCTCAATCAGGGGCGCGATCTGCTCTCCAATGTACTGCCCTATAAGCTCATATCCAGAAACGTTGGGGTGGATCTGATCAGCAGTGAGAGACAGGGCGGCATATATCTCGCCGGGCTCACGAATTCCACTTTCCATAATGTCGACAAAAATATCAGCCGACCTGAAGTTGCTGTACTTCCGGTTCCAGTAGTCGAAGTACTCCGCGCTAAACGGATAGTTGCCAGAGCGCGTGTTAGGCACTACACACCCCAGGTTGACAACCAGGGCGTCGGTATTCTTCGCACGGGCCAAAGTTCGGCCAATGTTGTCGTTGCGCGTGCCGTAAGAAATATTGGCACCGAAGTCGTTGTGTGCCGAGCCGTTGATGAACACTTTAGCCCCGTCAACTAGCGCCTCGTCAACGCGATTTACTATGTCCGTGGAAGTCTCGCTGCCCACGCCGTGGTTAGCCACAAAGTTGTTGCGGAGCGTCGGGAAGCTGGCTTTCAAGCTCGTTCTAAGGTGCGACTGCCACGAACTCTGGTAGTTGTCCACACCTGCATAGAACGAAGGGTCAGGATCGTAGACATTATGGCCCGCACAAATACTATCACCAATTGAAGTAAAGTTAGGGCGGCTTGCCTGTAGGTATTGAATGAAGGCGGTCCCGCTATAAGCAGTGCTGTCGGTTCGGATGGCCAGCTCAGTTATCGGGCTCTGGGTCGTTCCGTCATGAACCGCTGACGAACCAAGCAAAACAAGATCTGCGCCGTTATCGTCGTAAACGCTGACATACGCCGAACCCGTCGAGGTGGCTTTGAACCAGTCGATTACGAACTTAAAATCGCCTGTAAAGTCTTGGCCCGTAAGAAGCACGTTAGATGACACTATGGTGCCACCGGCATCTCGGGTGATTATGGACAGGGTCCCGGCTTCTCGGCTTTCTGTGTCGCCGTTGTAATTAAAAAACAGTATGGCGTTGCCGCCGTCTTCGTAGTTCAGACGAACGGAAGTCCAGTTTGCCGTGACATCGGAGCGAACAGACCCGTAACAAACGAGCGTTTCGTTACCCACCGCACGAATGGGCAAGTAAACCGACGAACCGGCGCCGGTTAGCTCCAGTTCGCCCGTGCCCACTGACAGGCTGCCCGTATCGCCACTGAATGGAGCGATCGAATCGCCGTTGCTGATCCCGTAAGCGTTCTCGTCCAACTGAACACTGAAACCGCCTGAAGGACCAGACCCCGTCAAGGAAATCCAAGGCTGCCAAACGCCGGTGGAGTTACGAGAGCGAACGGCTAAATCGCTCGTATCCAGAGCGAAATTGAGCTGAGAGGCGCCGCTGGTCTCTCGTTCAACATGGATGACAGTGCCGGGCTCGTAGTAAACATTTGTGGAGCCTGCGGGGACCTTATAGAAACCTGTTTCATCCACATCATTAAAGTCGGTGCCGCTGGAGGGCTCGATCGCGAGACCGGTATCATATCCCCATTGCCGCACCCAAGCCCCTGATTCACCGTCCTCTCCGTCAGGAGCTTTGTATTTTCCCGGCTCACTCACGACTTCAACTGAAAGGTCTTGGGAATCAAATGCCCAAATCGCAGGCTCATCCCCAGCCTGGCTTACATGCCATCCGTCGACTGGTGAAGAAATCGCTGTCATTGCCGCGACACTTTCAACAGCAATAACGCGACCAGAAAGAAGGCCTGCCAACTGAAATGGGTCCTCTTTGTCGAGCACCCGGCCCCCCGCCTCTATAGCATTTGCGATTTCTTCCTGGACCGCATTAAGCCACTCAGCGGAAACAACCGTTGCACGGGTGCCGTTTGAAGGATCGCCCTCGGTGAACTTGTTGTCATTCGTCGCCCCTGGACCATCAATACGAAACATGTCTATTCCCCATAACTGAAGTTAACAACGGTGTGTGCCGGCTTGAGTTGATTTACTGGGCACTCCAACTGGTCTTCGCCCCAACTGCGCACGGGTTCGCCGGCGGCGCTTTGGCCGGCGCTGAATTCGACGACGGCGGTCTCCGCCGCGTTGACCATCCAGTGGTGCAGCCATTCCTCGTTGGTCAGGCTATCGCCTGCGGCTGAGAATCCTGCCCTGAAGGGGCGGTATTCGGTGATCGTTACCTGGTAGCCGAGGCTCTCGGCCAGCTCAATGAAGTAGGCCGGGCTGGCGCCGCCTACGCGGATTAATTTGCCGTGTGCGGCCAGGCGTCTTTCCTGGATGGTTTCCGGCAAGGTGTCACACGGGCCGGGAAGATCCAGCAGGCGTTCCCAGTCGGTCAGCAGTTCGTTGGTGCTTTCGGGGTTACCTTCCTTCACCAGATCGTGAAGCCGGCCGTCCAGGCGGGCATACTCTTCCGCCAGGGCTTGCAGCAACTGCTGCCAGTTACTGTCTGGCTGGTCTGGCAGGGCCTGCCCTGGGGGCGCCAGTGCCGTCAGCTGATTACGGTATTGATCAGCGGTCAGGCGGTCCATGTGAACACCCCTGGCGTGGCTATTTCGTTGGTCTGATGGGTGATATCAGCCGCCGGACTGACCAGCGTGTGACGGCTCTCACCGGCGGCCACATAGATGATGCCGTTGAGCTGGCTCAGATAGATGGTGGTGCCTGGTTCTGGCTCGCGGCGAAGGTAATCCCGTACCGCCAGTTCGATCCGGTCGCGGACAGTTTGAGTGTCTGGGGCGATCGTTATTTCCAGGTCCAGGGGTACTGCCACGGGGGCGACCACATAGGGCACGGATGCCACCGGCCGCACTGATTCGATGTACTCCAGCACTGCGTCGACCACTTCGGTGGTTGGCGTGCCGTCGGCTGTGGCTTCGTCGGTCATGATACGGGTGGTGACGGAGCCGTTTTCCAGCTCGTTTGGGTAAACCCATGCCCTGGTCACATCCGGGTGGCCTTCCAGGGCCCACTGAATGTAGTCGTCCCTGCTGCCGCCGTGGGGCGGGCGCTGGATGCGTGCCAGCAGCCGCTCGCGCAGGCGTTCTTCGCTCTCCGGGTCTGTACCACCGGTCAGGCCTTCCGCACCAACGGTGGCGGTGCCTTCAACGCCTGAGGGGCTGCTGACCAGTTCCAGCTCGGTACCGGCGTCCTGGTTGCCGTCTTCTCCGGTCTCTACGGCCGTGACGGAAACGGTGGCGGTACCACCGGCGATGGTGACCGCCTCGTCCGTCAGGTACTCGGAACCGCTCTTGGCCTGCAATCTGGTGTCCCGTGGAATGACCACGTCGTCATTGCCTGAAAAGGTCACATCGCCGGTGGCAGCTGTCGGATCCACTGCCGGCACTCGCCAGATACGTGCCCAGCGCTGCAGGTATTCGGATTCGGCAGTGTCTGGGAATAACTGGGTGGCCAGGAAGTCGAGGTATCCATAAAGCCCGTGGATGCCACCGGCCTCAATGTCGGCCAATACACCCAGGAGGGTGCGCCGAAGCTCCGGCTGAGCGCCAGGCAAGCGTGCACGGATATCGGCACGGATGCGCTCCTGGAGTTCACTCAGTGATGGACGTTCAAACGGCATTTAAAGGCTCTCCCAAAGGTTGTTAAAGCGCTCTTCAATGGCCTGGCCATCCGTGCGGATAATTCGGATTTTCAAGCCCAGGCGATCGGTGGCCACCGTTTCGGCTTCCACCTCGATGGTGTTGGCGATGCCGTCTTCACGGAGCCATTCCAGGGCCTCGGCGGCGTAGGTTTCTGCCCGCCGCCGAACTTCGGCCAGGTTCTTTTCACGTGAGAGCAACCACAGGCGGGAACCGAAGCGATCGCCACCAGCGGTGGCCAGCATGTCGGCCCACCAGCCGCGACGATCGTCTCCACCGTCAGGCAGGACATCTCCTGGATTCGCTCGCCGATCGGTGAGCAGTGAAAGGACAACAGCCGTCCTCAGGCCGTCGTCTGCGACCAGGTCGCCGTTGTTCAACTGAATGTCGATGCGCCCGTCAAAGCCTGGCTGGAGTGCGATGTCAGTCATGGTGAAACTGGCCCTCCGGACAATCCGGTACCGGGCTGGACACCGCTAGTTAGGTGGGTCTTCAGGGAGATGTCGTCGGCTTTAACATCACCGCCATTGATCTGCATATCGCCTTCAACGCTCGCACCGGATCCACCACTGATTGCCATGCCTCCCTGGCCAACGATCGCGCCTTGCACTAGCAACTCTCCGGTCATGGTGACCTGGGGCGTATCCAAGGTGACGCTGGCACTGGCCGTCACTACAGCCGTATTACACTGGCCAGTGATCTGCGGCGCAGTAGCCGCAATCTTGGTAGCCGCGTCGACATTCACGGATCCGCCGGCGGTCACGTTGGCGTTGTTACCCACAACCACTTCCAGGTCCTGGCCGACGTTCACCTTCACGATGCGTCCGCGCTTCATGTGGATGTAGTCGCCCTCGTCTGTGTATAGGGCAACCTCGCCATTCTTGAGGTTCTTCATCCGGTGCCGGCGGTCATCCACAGCGATGGCCACCAAGTGGCCACGGGATCCGCCGACCGCCAAAGCGATCGCCTCGGCACCGTCCAGCGGCCGGCAGGTAAAGCCGTATTGCTGGAACCGCTCCATGGCCGCTGTCTCGCCGGCCAGCAGATCCATCTGCACCACCTGGAGCTTGCGGCCGTCGTCAGACAGTCGCACAACACCCCGGGAAACGATCAGGCGCAGGCGGCGCCAGACAGGAGCCAGCAGGCGGACGATGTCTCTCATCCCCATACGGACTCCTCCTCTTCCGGCTCAGGCTCTGCGGTCAGATCCCAAGCCGATGGCGGTACCACCTGGACCTCGGCACGCTCGCCCTGGCCATCCAGCACAAGCTGAACACCTTCAATGATCATGTCGTCCTGGATGCCCAGCCAACGGTCGCGCACGGACACCTCAAAGCCAGGAGTCCACAGGCCGCTGTCATGGCGCCAGCCGGCCACGGTGTAGGTCAGCCCACGGCCACGGCCGCGACGACGGCGGGTTTCATTCTCGGCACGCTGCCGGCAGCCAGCTTTATCAACCGGCGTATCGGCAACGATCACCTGGGTACGGAAGCGGATCACGGGGTCTGTGGCAGTGCCCTCCGGGCTAGAGGCCTGCTCACCTGAAAGCAAGTCATCACCAGGTTGTTGGCCCTGGACGATGATCTCGGAGAAACGGTCTCGAACCGAGAAGCGCCCGGAACCCTTGCGGATGTTCTCACCCAGCGCCAGCGCCGTATCGATGCGGCCACGCGGGGGCTTGGTGATCACCAGGCGGCCCTTGGGATCGGTGACAAAGATCACCGCCCGGTACCGGCCCATCTGTTCCAGGGCTTCGTAGTATGGCTGGCCCGCCTCGACGGCCGGGGCCTTGATCGGTGCACCGGTGTCTGCCTCCACTACCACCTCGATGCCGAAGGGCTCGGCCAGTTCACGGGCAATGGCTTCCAGCTTGCGGGGTTTGCTCCAGGTCTTGCGGCGTGAAGAACAGTCCACCAGGTCGGCGGTCTTGGAA